GGTGGAGGTAATGGTTCAGGTTGTGGAACTTCAGGTTGTGCAACTGCAGGAACAGTTAATACTGGTGGAGGAGCTGGTGGTACATCAGGTGGTCCAGGAATACCAGTTACTTTAGGAAAAGCAGGTGGATCAGGAATAGTAATTATAAGATATAAATTCCAAAATTAATTATGACAAGTACAATTAAAGTAGACAATATACAAAAAACATCAGATGCTTCTAACATCATAAAAAAATGTGGATCAACTATTACAGTTGGTTCGTGCGGAGCTACTGTTGCATTAGCATCAGGCGCTTTACAAACAGGTTTTGGTAGAACGGGGACAGTTGACTGGTGTACGACTGCTAAAACAAGTCCTTTCACTGCTGTTAGTGGTGATGGGTTTTTTGTAAATACTTCAGGAGGAGTAGTTACAGTTACTTTACCCTCAAGTCCGTCAGCAGGTGACATAGTTGCTCTTAAAGATTACGCCAACACTTGGGATACAAATGCAGTAACTCTTTGTAGAAATGGATCAAAAATTAATGGTGTTTGTGGAAATACAAATTTAAGTACAGAATCACAATCAGTAACTTTAATTTACGTTGATGGCACAAAAGGTTGGCAAGATATTCACGATTCAACTTCTAATGTTTCAGGTAATCCTGGTTTTATTGTAGCAACAGGCGGAACAATTACAGAATCAGGCGATTACAAAATTCATACTTTTACAGGTTCAGGATGTTTTGCAGTAACAAATACTTCTGGATCAGGTGTTGGAGCAAAAGTTTCTTATGTGGTTGTCGCTGGTGGTGCAGGTGGAGGAATTGCTAGTACAAATGGTTCAGGTGGTGGTGGAGCTGGAGGTTTTAGAGAAGGTAAACAGGCTTGTGGTGGCTACACAGCAAGTCCATTAGCAGCTACTCCTTGTTCAGGTTTACCTGTTTCAGTACAAACTTATCCAATTTCAATAGGTGCAGGTGGTGCTGCTCCTCCTGGAGCTTGTAATAATGGAGGATCAGGTGCAAATTCAATTTTTTCAACAATAACATCAACAGGTGGAGGTGGTGGAGGTTATGCCGCTAATATAGGTACAGCTGGTGGATCAGGTGGAGGAGGAGGTGGAGGTATTTCAGGTGGTAAAGTAGGAGGTTCAGGTAACACTCCCCCAGTAAGTCCTCCTCAAGGAAATACCGGTGGTACAGGTGGAAGTCCATCTCCTGATAGACAAGGTGGTGGTGGTGGAGGCGCAACAGCAGTTGGAGTAAATGCAATACCAGGAGCTTCAGGAGCAGGTGGTGCAGGCGCAACAACTTCAATTAATGGAACTCCAACAGCAAGAGCTGGTGGTGGTGGAGCAGGTGGAACTGGAGATACTCCAGGTGCATCTGGAGCAGGTGGTGCAGGTGGTGGTGGTGCAGGTGGCGCTCCTCCAGGTGATAATGCAGTAAGTGGTACAGCTAATACTGGTGGAGGTGGAGGTGGAGGTGGAGCTACTGGAAATCCAGGAAAAACAGGTGGATCAGGTATTGTAATAATAAGATATAAATTTCAATAGGTAAATTATGAGTACAATTAAAGTAAACAAATTAGAACAAAGATCAGGATGCACAGCTACAGTTGGTGGTGGAGCAGGTAAAACAGTTACAGTAGATGCAACGACAGTTACATTAGGTAGATGTGGTGCAACAGTTTCATTAGCTTCTGGTGCTACAGCTGCAGGTTTTGGATCTACAGGTGAAGTATCTTGGAACACAACAAAAATTACAGCAGATCCAGGTCCAGCAGTTTCGGGTGTTGGATATTTTTGTGATACAACTGGAGGAGCATTTAATGTAACTTTACCATCATCACCAAGTGCAGGTGCAGTGATAGCTGTATCTGACTACACAGGAACTTTTGCTACTAATAATTTAACTATAGCAAGAAATGGATCAAACATAAATGGTGCAGCTAATAATTTCACTATTGCTAAAAATAATGTAACAGTTCAATTTATTTATGTAGATGCTACTGAAGGATGGAGAATAGTATTTACAGGATCACAAACAGATGAAGGATTAACAGAAGGATATTTATCTGCTTCAGGAGGAAACGCAACTTTAACTTGTGGTAATTTTAAAACTCATGTTTTTACAGGAAGTGGAACATTTACAGTTTCAGCTTTAGCTTGTTCTCCATCAAACAATGTAGTGCAATATATGGTAGTCGCTGGTGGTGGTGGATCAGGTAGATCAGGAGGTGGTGGTGGCGCTGGTGGTTGGAGAAGTTATAATGCTTGTTCACCTGCAAGTCCTGCTAATGGTCCCGCAACTTTACCCGTATCAGTTCAAGGTTATCCAGTTACAATAGGTGCTGGTGGAACTGGTGGTGATTCAGATGGAGCAACTCAACCTGCTACAACAGGAGCAAATTCAGTATTTTCAAGTATAACATCTGCTGGAGGCGGAGGTGGCGGAAATTATAACACTTCAAGTGGAGCAAGAGCAGGTGGTTCAGGTGGCGGCGCTGGAGCTGGTAATGGTACAGGTGGTGCTGGTAATACACCTCCCGTAACTCCAGCACAAGGAACAGCTGGTGGTAATTCTAGTGGACCAGGTCCAGGTTTAAGTCAAAGAGGTTTTGGAGGTGGTGGCGGTGCAGTTGATGCAGGAACTGCTGGATCATATCCTAATACTGGTGGACAAGGTGGAGACGGAACTTTTGTACCCACTGGTTGGTTTGGACCAACAGCCCCAAGTTATGGAACACCTGGTCCAGTATCAGGAAGATTTTTCGGCGGTGGAGGTGCAGGCGCAGCTTGTTCATCTATTAATGTTGATGGAGGAGTAGGTGGTGGAGGCACAGGCAGTTCAGGACCCCCATCTCCTGCAGCGGCTACAGCAGGAACTGCAAATACTGGTGGTGGCGCCGGTGCACAAAATAACGAAAATGGATTAAGTGGAGGATCTGGAGTAGTTTTAATTAGGTATAGATATCAGTAGTTGAATGATAATTAAAAATAATATATAAGGAGAAACATTATGGCACATTATGCAAAACTAGGAATAAACAGTAAGGTTATCGGCGTTGAAGTCGTAGCTAATGCTGATTGTCAAAACGCTGATGGCATTGAAGATGAAGAAGTAGGAAGACAGTTTATGGAAAGAATCCATAGCTGGCCTCTTTGGAAAAAAACATCTTACAATACATATGGTGGACAACACAAATTAGGCGGAACACCTTTAAGAGGTAACTACGCAGGTATAGGTATGACTTATGATGAAGATAATGATATCTTTATTGGTGAAAAACCTTATGCAAGTTGGACTTTAAATGTGGCAGAAGCAAGATGGCAATCACCAATTGGTGATGCTCCAGCGTTATCTGAAGAAGAAATAAACACTCATGCATATGAGTGGAATGAATCTACAGGTGCTTGGGATAAAGTCGCTAGATAATTATATTGACATTTTAAGAAGATTTTATTACATATCTTAACAGGTATGCACAAGAAAGTATTGACAGAAGTTGATTTATATTACGGTGAAGTGGCAATGCCAAAAGGCTTTGAAATTGACCGAGATCAAATAAGAAATGATATTATAGAGTCTTTTGTAAAACAAAAAAAAATTAACACTAATCCAAAAGCTTATGCTTTTGATGATTATGAAGTTCCTTTTTCTCAACCTCTACAATGGATGCAAGATTATATAAGAGACCATTGGAAATTAGAATATGATTATACTTTAGTGCCAAAAAATATACACGGTAATGTTATGCATCCCAAAGAAAAATCTTGGACAAGACATCAAGTTGAGCCTGTTGATTTACGTAACTCACCAGATTACACATTAATATATGGTGTTGATGTTAAAGAGGG